TAATGCAGTCGGGGATCCCTGTCAACGATAGGTTCCATGTCGTCCCCTAGCTACACCTCAAGACTCGATCACCTCATGAACCACGAGTGCACGCGCTGCTCGCTGCATGAGACCACAGAGCGTGTCTGCATCGGCGGGCGTGGCGGGACTCGGAGCCGCATTATGATTGTCGGTGAAGCGCCGGGGGCTAACGAGGCGGAGACAGGCAAGGTGTTCTCGGGGCGTGCAGGTCAGTTGCTTGACCTCCACCTAGAGGGTGCTGGCTTGGCACATCTGAATCCGTACATCACCAACGTTGTGAAGTGCCGCCCGCCTGAGAATCGTCGCCCGGAGCGGGTGGAGTTCGAGGCTTGTCGTCGGTACCTGGAGCGGGAGGCAAAGGCGATCAAGCCCACACATGCGCTGTTGCTGGGCAACGCAGCACTGCAGGCGGTAGCGAAGAAGTCGGGCATCACGACGAAGCGTGGTGTGAAGCTGGAGATCAAGGACCCAGTGTGGGCGGGGGTCGAGGTCATGGCCACCATACACCCCGCTTATGTTCTCCGCAACCCGGGGCAGAGTACAGTCTTTGCGGAGGATGTCCGGCGCTTTGCTCGCATGATCCGAGGCGAGTTTCAAGTAGTACCTGTACGTCCGAAGATGGTCACGACACTGAAAGGACTGGAGTATGTCAGAAACCTCCTCCTTGCGGCGGAGCCAGGAACAGCAGTCGCCTACGACGTTGAGAACCGTGGTCGACCTTGGGAATCACAGTGGGACATTGTCTGCCTCGGCATATCGCTTGACGGTCATACCACATACGTCATCCCGCTCTCTCACCCTCAATCTCCTTTTAATCGAAAGTGGAAGAAAGTACTCCTTTATCTTAAACCCGCCCTGGAACGCCACGGCCGTACGAAGCCAGTTGCTCAGAATGGCAAGCATGATAACCAGCAGCTCGCGGGAGCAGGAGTTTATCTCGAGCATAGCTTTGACATTATGCTCGCAGCTCACCTTCTTGATGAAAACCGCCCCAAGAACCTAGGCTTTCTCAGTCAATCAATACTGGGGGCCGACGTCTACAAGGGCATGGTCGAACTCAAACCTGAGAAGATCATGACTGAGCCCCTTCGTAGGATCTGTGAGTACAATGGGTACGATGTGGGCTACACACACCAGCTGTACCCACACCTGCGGCGGGAGTTGCTCGAACAGCCTCGCCTCACAAGACTGTTCGTGAAGCTTCTGATGCCCGCCTCGCACGTCATACAGCAAGTCGAGACAGCAGGGTGGTACGTCGATCAGCCACTACTGTGGGACCGAATCAAGATTCTCCAACGTGAGATAGGCCACAGAAAGAAGGTACTGAATGAGCACCTCCCGAAGCGGATGCGAGAAGACTTCAACTTCAACAGCACGCAGCAGCTTGGGCGCTGGCTTTTCTCTAAGAAGGGGCTCGGGCTTTCCCCTCTCGAGCTCACGAGGACGGGCGCGCCGAGCACACGTGAGGCTGTTCTCCTCCATTATCACGACCACCCGGCGGTCGCGGCGCTTCTGGAGTATCGGACGCTGGAGCTCAAATGGCTGAGGACCTACCTCCTGCCATGGAGTACGCGACTCGATGTAAGATCGAGACTCCACACGATCTACAAACTGTATGGGACTGTAACTGGAAGATTGAGTGGGGATATGCAGCAGGTACCTCGGGATTCATTCATACGTGGTGTATTCGGTGCTCCTCCGGGGTGGTTGTTCGTCCAGGCGGACTACTCCCAAATCGAGTTACGCATAGCTGCCCACTGCTCCCACGAGAGGAGGATGCTACGCGCCTTCAGAACTGGCGAGGACCTTCATCTCCTTACGGCCACGCAGTTGACGGGGAAACCTGGTACTGCGGTGTCGAAGGAGGAGAGGAAGAAAGCGAAGGCAGTGAACTTCGGGTTCCTATATGGGATGTACCCGAAGAAGTTTCAATCCTACGCTTTCGAGAGCTACGGAGTAGAAGTCACGCTCGGCGAGGCAGAGATGGCAAGGGAGCAGTATTTCACCACCTTCCGCGATCTCCCGAACTGGCACGAGCGGCAGAAGCGCATAGCGAACAATCACCACAGAGTGGTGAGCCCGCTTGGCCGAGTCCGTCACCTACCCGACATTCTCTCATCGGAGAACTCGGTGAGGATGGAGGCAGAGAGGCAAGCGATTAACTCACCCGTCCAAGCGACGGCCTCAGACTTGATGCTCTTCTCGATGGTGAAGCTACAGGAGCAGATGAACCCACGCGAGGCGTTTATGGTAGGCACCCTGCACGACGCTATCTTCTTTCAGGTGCGTGAGGAGGTCATTGACAAGTACGTGGCGCTCATCAAGCAGGTGATGGAGAACCTCCCACTCAAGCGGACCTTCGGCCTCGAGCTCAACGTCCCTGTGGTAGTAGACGTCGACTACGCTCAGCACTGGACAGGCACCCCCGACGCTTCGGGGCTAGGTGTTGAGTACGAGGAGGTGGCGTGAAAGAACAGTTATTCACACCCAAGGAAGTAGCAAATCTCCTCAAACTGAAACCGCGTACAGTAACAAGGTGGTGCCGTGATGGGAAGATAGAAGCGTTCAAGATCGGCCGAGTGTGGCGTATACCTGAGTCCTCTCTGCGTGTGATACAATGATTAAAGATGAGCTACAAGTATATTGCAGGCTTCTTTGAGGGTGAGGGAACCATAACGACCTGGAGAACTACGAGAAAAGTAAAAGCGGGTAGAGTTCGTGGTGGGCACCACGTTCGAGTATGTATACCACAGAAGAATCACCCTGAGGTGTTGGTATATATCCAGAAGTTTCTAGGTTATGGGTATCTTCACGAAGATCGAAAGGGCACCTGGCGTTTAACTATCAATAACCGCGAGGAGGTCCGACACTTCCTCAAGCACATCTACCCACACATGCACGCTAGGCGCAAAAGGAGGGCAGCAAGATTGGCTTGGCAACTTACTTCACTCATAGGGCCAGCGGGGCAACCTAATAAACAGACCTTCGAGAGGCGGGCGAAGTTAGCTAAGAAGATCTCAGAGGCGAATCACTGATGGCCGCCTGGAACCAGTCGCGTATCAAGATGTTTCGCCGCTGTCAGAAGCAGTACAGCTTCCGCTATGACATGGCGGCAAAGATGGGCCTGGACGCTTCACGGGAGATGATCCCGAAGCGCAAGAAGGTGCAGCTCTATCGGGGGACATGGCTGCACGCCTTGATCCAGGCCCTAATGCTTGAGTGGGCCGAGGTCGGTGACGTGAAGACCTGGCAGGAGGTTCACGAGGGCTTCGTCGAGGAGTTCGAGGGACTGTTCGACGAGGAGAAGGACGAGCTCGGTGATCTACCCAACGACGTGATGAGGCTCTTCTCCGCCTATCTGCGGTTCTGGAAAGAGGACACAGACCGCTACTCTGTGGCGATGGATGACGACGATCCACTCATCGAGTTCGTGGTGGAGGAGAGCCTCAAGAAGTACGGCATCGACCAGCCCTTCAAGGGCCGCATCGACCTGGTGGTGGAGGACAACGAACTCGGGGGCCTATGGATCTGGGATCACAAGTCTGTAGGCCGCATACCGTCGGACGACGAGCGGATGATGAGCCCACAGAATGCGATGTACGTGTGGGCACTCCGACGCGCGGGCTATGATATTAGGGGGTTCGTCTACAACTACATGCGAACGAAAGCCCCAGCAATCCCCAGAGTTCTTCGAAGCGGTACTCTCAGCATGGCCCAACGCATGGACACTGACTACTACACCTACGTCCAGGCAATCAAAGACCTACACGGTGCACGGTGGAAAGAGTACGCGAAGGCAGTGTACCGCGGTAAGTTGCTGCAGCTACGCGAACGAGACCGCTTGTGGTTTCTCAGGCAGGCCATCCCCGTCGAGACCCACAAGATCCAAGAGGCCTTGCGTGAGTTCGTGATTACCGTGCGGGATATCGAACGCCGCAATCAGAAGTACCCACCACGCTCATACTTCTACTCCTGCCGATGGAACTGTGAATACCACGACCTGTGCGTAGCAGAGTACGCAGGCCTCGACATAGACGACATGGTCAAGCACGACTTTACCTTCGAGGACGAGCGCTACACCGAACCCGAACCGGATCTAATGAAAGAGTGATGCTTGAATGAACGAAGAACTGAAAGGGCTGTTCAAGCTCCGCTCTCGGCAGTCCAGAGTTGCCGACGTTGTGAACGGCTGGCGACGTCAGTACGGCGATGAGCCTTCCGATCCCCGCTGGGCCGACGTTCTCCGCAAGTTGGAGAAGCTCGACCTCAACACGACAACGCCCGAAGAAATCGACGCAATCATCGGGAATACGAGCTGGACGACCGAGACGTGCTCGATCTGCGAGAACGAGACGCGAGACGGATGGTTCGAGTTTGAGACGTGGGGCGACCGGCAGATCATGTGCCTCACCTGCGCCAAGACGCTCAAAACGATCACTGAGGCGGTCGCGTGAGCGGGCATGAAATAGCGCTTTCAGTACTTCGATTAATCAAGTACTTTACCTAGGGAGGTACATGGCCAGAACAACTAGCACCCGCACTCGCAAGCCGTCGGACATGAATAAGGTCCGGCAGCGCGTGGAGGGCAAGATGAAGAAGGCGAGTGAACTACCCCACAATCAGAACATCCTCATCTACGGTGAGCCTGGTTCGGGTAAGACTCGCGTCGCCGCGTCGGCACCGAAGCCCCTCATCATCGACATTAACGACCAGGGGCAAGACAGTGTCCGTCGTGACTACGACCCGATGTACTACCCCGTCGAACGGTGGTCAGAGATCAACGACGTCTACTGGTACCTCCAGGAGGGGGAGCACGATTTTCTTAGCGTGGCTATCGACCACGTCACGAACTTGCAGAACCTCGCGCTAGCCTTCGTGATCGGTGACGAGGCAGCACGAGATGCCAGCAAGGACCCTGATATGCCAAGCCGCCAGGCGTGGGGCAAAGCAAATCAGCTAATGAAGACCCAGATCATCAACTTCCGTAACCTGCCCCTCAACACCATCTTCCTTGCTCACGTTAGGGCGAATGAGGTCGAGGGCGAGGATGATGAGGTTATGGTGAAGCTGACGGCTGAGGTTTCGCCGGGTACGCAGAAGGTACTGACGGGGGCTGTCGGCACCATCGGCTACCTGACGAAGCGCGAGGTCTTCATTCGTAACAAGAGGACGAAGCAGAAGCGGCGGGAAATCCGTCGTCGGCTGTACTTCGGGGACAGTGAACGCTACGTCTCGAAGGACAGAAACTTCGTCTTCGGGGAGTTCATTGACGCCCCAGACCTGACAACGATGCTCAACAAGATCTACGAAGGAGGCGAGTAGTGGCTAAGGCATTGAAGATCGACTTCGGCGGTGTGCCTGAAGAGATCCGCTCGGGCGGCGGACGTGCAGCTCACGTACCCGAGGGTGACTATCTGCTGAAGATCGTATCACACGAAGTCCGCAAGACGAAGGACGGCACGGGACGGTACATCAGCTGGCGCTTCGCTATTGCTTCGCCCGCGAAGTACAAGGGCAAGACGGTCTACGACATCACCTCCCTCAAGCCCGACGCGCTGTGGAATCTGCGCAATCTCATCCATGCCGCCACAGGGAAGAACACCGCGGGCAAGGTCGTCAACTTCAACCCAGAGACGATCTACGGCAAGGTGATCGCCGCGACACTGGAGGACGACGAGTACACGCCAGACGATGGTCCGACGAAGGTCCGCTCCCGCCCCGCGGACTATCGCCCCAAGGCGGAGTTGAACCTCGCCGGGGATGACGACGAGGATGAAGATGAAGAGGACGAAGAGGAAGACGAAGAGGATGAAGAGGATGAGGATGACCTCGAGGACGTAGACGTAGAGGACATCTAGAAGCTTCGCTGCGCGCGCGAAGGCACAGGGGGAGGATCAAGCTTGGGGCGGGTCCTCCCTCTGGTGTTATAATGATCTGTGCAACTCCCAGAAGTCAGATGGACCTCCAGGCCCCCCGGGCCGGACGCGATGGGTTACCTTGCCATAGGACGCTACCCACCGCTACTCCACGACCGGGGGGTCTTTTAATGCCTCGTCAGCCGGA